CGGGCCGCAAGGCGGTGTGCCTGATCGCGGCCTCGGTCGTGACCGGCATCGCGACGGGCGCGAAGAGCGTCATCGCTCGCGGCTCGGCTCCCGCGGCTGGCGAGGCGGCGATCAACGCGGCCGGCAGCTCGATCGCGTTCAACGCGGCGGACGTCGTCGCGGGCTCGGCGCTGCTCACCTACGTCATCACGCCCGGCTCGGGCGGGACCTCGTCGCTCGCCTCGCGTCTCGCGGAGCAGGCCGACTTCTGAGTTCGTCGCGAACGCCCGCGTCAGCAGGCGTGACGCCTCGGAGAGACGAGGACCCAACCCACGCGACGCCTGCGGCAAGAGGCGGAAGAGGAGAGGCGAGGATGAGCGAGAAGGAAGTACCCCCGGCGCCCGTAGCAGCGCCTCCCGCGGCAGAGCCCGCGGAGGACACGGTCACGCTGACCACGAAGCAGCTCAACGAGCGCATGGAGCGAGCCGTCCGATCGTTCCTCAAGCGAGAGCTGGGCGCCGAGAGCGCGGACGAGATCAAGGCTGCGCGAGGCAAGCTCGCCGACCTGGAGCGGGCCGAAGAGGAGCGCCGCAAGGCTGCGATGAGCGAGCAGGAGAAGCTCCAGGCGGAGCTTGCGGAGGCTCGCAAGGCAGCCGAGGCCGCTTCGGCTGCGGCGGAGCAGGCTCGGGTCGATCTGCACCTCACCAAGCTCTTCGCTCGCCACGGCGTCCGAAACCCGGACTACGCAACGTGGCGGATCATGGACAAGCTGAACCAGCTCCCCGACTCGGAGGAGCTGGACGAGGAGGCCTACCTCCGCGAGCTGATCGCCGACCAGCGGGAGCGCGTCGCTCTCGGCGTCGACGCTCCCGAGCCGGAGCCTCGCAAGGTCGAGGTCCCGCCGACGACGACTGCCTCGACCGCGGGCGCTCCGAAGCCTCCGCCGTCGAACCCGGTCCAGGTCCCGAAGAGCGCATACGACCTCAACGCGAGCGAGTGGACGCGCCGCAAGGCGGAGCTGGGGATCCCGTGAAGGCTGCGGTCGTCGCGCTCGCTCTGCTCTCGATGGGCGTCTCCTGCGGCGCTTCGGAGCAGGTACGTGCGGCCTACTCGATCGAGGTCGCTCGCTGCGTCGCGAACGAGCGAGCGATCGTCGACCGCGAGGGTACGACGCGGGAGCAGGACGAGGCAGACCTCGCGGCGGAACGCGCTCGCTGCGACGCTGCGCTCGCAGCCATCGGAGGAGCGCCGTGAAGCCCGAGGAAGTGATCCGCCTCGCCGTCCTGGGGATCCAGACGATCATCTCGCTCGCCGAGGGCCTGGGGCAGCGCGACGCCGTCCTCGCGGCGCTCGACGCGACGCTCGCTGCGGCGAGGTCGAGGACGAACGCGGACCTCGCGAAGAAGCACGGAGCAGGCTCGTGAAGATCCCGAAGATCAACTGGCCGCAGGCTGCGGTCCTCGTCGCTCTGATCGGCGGCGCCGTCTCGATCGTCCTCTACGCGCCCGAGGAGCTGCGGGCTCCTCTCGTCGCGCTCCTGACCGGCCTCGCGGGCTTCCTGCGCTCGCCGACGACCGGAGAGGACTGACCCCTATTGCAGCGCGACCTCTCGCGTTGCACGCTTCTCTCGTCACAGAGGCTCTCCCACGCGGACGACGGCGGCAGACGGTCGGGATTCGGGAGCCACGAGACGACCCCAAAGACCCCTTGAACGGAGGCTCTCGTGAGCATCGCACAGCTCGGACTCAACCCGTCGATCGTCAACCTGATCCAGGACCGCACCCTGGAGCGCGTGTTCCACGACGCGCTCTTCCCTCGCTTGCTCTACCGCTCGGAAGCGATGGCGGAGAAGTGGGACGCCAACATCGGCCAGCGGCAGGTCTACACCCGCACCGGCCTCGTGAGCGTCGACACCACGCCGCTCACCCCGGGCTCGGACCCGACTCCCGCGACCTACGCCATCGAGCAGTGGGAGGCGGAGTGCGCGCAGTACGGGAAGTCGCTCGACACCCACATGCCGACCTCCTACGTCGCGCTCGCGCCGACGTTCCTGCGCGACACCGTGCAGCTCGGTCTCAACGCGGGCCAGACCATGAACCGGCTCGTCCGCGACCGGCTCTTCCGCGCCTACCTCGGCGGTGAGACCGTCTCGATCGCTGCCGCTCTCGCTGGCGCGACGAGCATCGTCGTCGCCTCGCTCAACGGCTTCAACGAGGTGCTCGTCGCGGGTCGCCTCCTGCCGGTCTCGCCTGCGAACCCGCTCCCGATCACGTTCTCCGCGGGCCCCGCGGCGAACACCGTGATCGGCGCTGCGCCGCTCGTCCCGGCTGACCCGCTGGGCCCTGGCATCCTGACCCTCGGCGCCGGTCTCTCGGCTCCGCTCGCCCTGCGTGCGGGCGTCCGCGCCCTGACCCGCTCGCGCATCACCCGCGTCGGCGGTGCGGCGACCGTCGATGGCATCGTCGTCGCGAACGTGCTGACCCTCCAGGACATCATCAACACCGTGGCCCGGATGCGCTCGCAGAACGTCCCGCCGACCGCGGACGGCTTCTACCACGTGCACGTGACGCCCGAGGGCGAGGCGCAGCTCTTCCAGGACAACGCCTTCCAGCGTCTCTTCCAGAGCCTTCCCGAGAACGCGGTGTATCGCGACCTCGGGATCGGCCAGCTCGTCGGCTGCCGCTTCTACCGCAACGTCGAGAACCCCGACGACACGAACAGCGGTGCGCTCGTCGACACCTCGGGCGGAGCGGGCTTCGCCCGTGAGAGCCCCGAGATCGGCGGCGAGGTCATCAACCAGAGCGGGATCTCGATCAAGCGGGAGATCGTCCTCGGCGGCGGCGCGATCTACGAGAAGTACATCGACGAGAGCCAGTTCCTCACCGACGCGGGCGTGACCGGCAAGATCGGCGAGTTCTCGGTGATGAACGGCGGCGTCGCGGTCATGACCGAGCGCATCCGGTACATCCTCCGCGCCCCGCTGGATCGCCTCCAGCAGATCGTCTCGCAGAGCTGGTCGTGGTCGGGCGACTTCCCGGTGCCCTCCGACGGGCTCGTCGGGAACAGCGCCCGCTTCAAGCGGGCGGCGATCATCGAGCACGCCTGAGTCGAGGCGGCGACACGCGACGAGGCCGGTGCTCCTCCTGGGGGCTCCGGCCTCGTCGCTTTCGCGCATCGTGCACGCTCGCGGCGAGGCTGGTATCCTCTGCGAATGGCAAAGAAGCGAGCGGAGAAGCCGGTCGTCGTCGAGGTTCCTCCGGCGACCTACGACGACGCGGAGAGCCTCGTCCCGGCAGGCGCGGCACCGTCGATGCCGGTCGCTCCCGAGCCTCCGGAGGAGGCTCCTCCCGAGGCCGATCCGGTGGTCCCGCACCACGAGTGGTTCCGAGCGCTCTCTCCCGGTCGCGTCTTCGTCGACGGCTGCGTCGCTGTCCTCGCTCCCGGGTCTCTCGTCTCGGAGGCGACGCACGACCTCGCGGCGCTCCGAGCCGCAGGCGTTCCGATGGAGCCCTGCGATCGGATCCAGCGTCCGCTCGACGCCTACGGAGAGCGCCTGTGAAGGGCAAGGCGAAGCCGAACGACGCGCCCGGAGGGCCGTCCGTGCCCCCAGGCAAGCCCGAGGCGGCTCCCGAGGAGCCCGGAGGGGGAAGGGTCCGTCTGCGAGCCCTGCGAGGCTCTAAGGGCAAGCTGGTGGCTCGCTCGCTCCTCTCCCGCCTCTCCGGGATCAAGGGCTCCGAATGAGGAAGCCGCTGAAAGACCCCGAGGGCGGGCTCACCGCTGCGGGTCGAGCACACTACGCTCGGACGGAGGGCGCGAACCTCAAGCCCGGAGTGAAGGGCGCGGCCGATACGCCCGAGAAGATGCGGCGCAAGGGCTCGTTCCTCCGGAGGCACTACGCGGGCCCCGCGAAGCCTCTGGAGAAGCCCTCGGGCGAGCCGACGCGGCACGCTCTCCAGGCTCGGGCCTGGGGAGAGCCGGTGCCTACCTCGCAGGCTGCGGTCCGTCGCCTCGCGGCGAAGGGCGAGAGTCTCCTGGAGCGGTACGCGAGGACGAAGCGGAGCTGACGGTGCGGAACGTCCCGACGAACGCAGACCTCTACGCTCGCGTGAAGGCGGAGGCGCAGCGCAAGTTCGACGTCTACCCGTCGGCCTACGCGAACGCATGGCTCGTCCAGGAGTACAAAAAGCGCGGCGGGAAGTACCGCGTCGAGGCCTCTCCGAAGGCGAGCCGATGAGCCTGACCAAGTGGTTCGGGGAGCGATGGGTCGATCTCGGGCGCCCGAAGAGCGGAGGCGGCTATGAGGAGTGCGGCCGCAGCGACGCCTCGCAGGGCGCGTATCCGAAGTGCGTCCCTGCGGCTCGGGCGGCGAAGATGACCGCCTCGGAGGTACGCTCGGCGCTGCGGCGCAAGCGAGAGGCGGAGCGGGATACGCGCCGCATCGGCAAGCGTCCGATCATGGTCTCGACCGAAAAGAAGGGGGGCTGACGATGGCCTTCACCGCCGACGAGCAGACGCGGATCAAATACTTCCTGAGCTACCCTGACTTCCTCGCTCTCGCGCAGAGCTTCCAGCTCGGCTACCCCGCGGCCTCGCAGCCGCTCTTCCTCGTCGACGACTCGTTCAAGCGGATCACGCCGCAGGGCGAGTTCTCGGTCCGACGCGCCCTCTGCGAGTGCGAGTCGATCGAGAAGCAGCTCTCGGACGCTCGGAGCCGGTTCAAGGCGACGAAGCTCGGCGAGCTGCACCTGAACCCGCACGAGACCCGGATGCTCCGCAAGGAGCTGCTCTACTGGATGACGCGCCTCGCCGACTCGCTCGGCGTCGTCTCGAACCCCTACTCGCAGATGATGTACCAGGGGATCCTCGCGATGGGCTCGGTCTCCGGCCGGAGTACGTCGTGAGCCTCGCCGAGACGATCGAGCGCCTCCTGGACGAGGCCGAGAGGAAGCACGGTCGTCCGATGCGCGTCGTCCTCAACGGCTCGGGAGAGCCCGTCGCTGCGGTCTCTCGGGAGGCGCATGAGCCTCCCTGCGGCGTCCTCAATCGGAAGGCCGTCCGGGCGCTCCGTGCGCGGGCCAGGAGGCGCTCGTGAGCTGCGGGGCGTGCGGAGGTAGCGGCACGCCCTCCGGCTGCTCCTCCTGCGGCTCCAGGCTCTTTCTGCCCGGTCAGCCGGGAGACGACTCGGGAGCGAGGCCGCTTGCGGATCCCTGCCTCTCGCTCGTCGAGTCTCTCGGCGAGACGGTCGACTCTCTCCGGCAGCTCTACACCGACTTCGGCCTGCGCCCGTACCGCGTCCACTCCGTCGTCTACGAATGGAGCGGCGGCGACGTCGGGCGAGGTCTCCCGCGAGTGATCTCCGACGAGGAGCTTCTTCCGACTCCGAGGGTCGTCGACACCTCGGGCGTTGCGGGCGAGCTTCGGAGCGCGGGCCTCGTCGAGCGTGGCTCCGTGCGCCTGGAGCAGATCAGCCCGCGCTACACCGAGGATCAGGTCCGCGTCCTGTTCTTCGCGCTCCCGCTGCCTCCTGGGCGGCAGGGCTTCATCGAGGTCCGGATCGACGCTCGGGACGGCTCGACGGAGCGTCGGCGCTTTGTCGTCCGCGGGATCCCGTTCCGCGACGCCGACGGCTTCCAGTGGCGAGCGACCCTGCTCCGGCAGGACGAGGATCGGACGCGCTCGGGCCTCCCTGCGGGCCCGCGATGACTCGCAGGATCAGCCTCTCCGCGTTCGAGGCTCGCGTCCTGCGGTTCGCTCCGGATCTGGAGCGAGCCTACGTCGCGGGCTTTCGTCGAGCCGCTCTGCGCCTGGAGCGGTACGCGGTCGAGGAGATCGACTCTGCGGAGCCTCATCCTGCGGTCGACACGAGGACGCTGCGCGGGAGCGTCTCGACCGAGTTCGTCTCGGGCGGAGCGATCGTGAGCGTCGACGCGCCGCACGCTCCGATGATCGAGTACGGGACTCGCCCGTTCTTCCCTCCGGCCGCTCCTCTCGTCGAGTGGGCCAAGCGAAAGGGCTTCGCGACGACGGAGGAGGAGGCGAAGGGCGTGGCGTTCGCCGTCGCGAAGGCGATCTCCCAGCGAGGGATCGAGCCTCGCCGCTTTTTCTCGAAGGCCTGGGAACGGATGCGACGAGAGCTTCCGTCAGATATTGTTCGGGAGCTGGCGAAGATCAGACCGGCCCGGTAGGAGCGACGATGCCGCTGAAAAAGGGATACAGCAGAGCGACGATCGGCGAGAACATCTCGGCGGAGCGCGCTGCGGGACGACCGCCTAAGCAGGCGATCGCGATCGCTCTCAGCACCGCTCGCGAGGCCGCAAAGAAGGCAGGGAAGCGGTTGAAGGGTCTCGCGAAGTGACGACCGCGGCGACGGGCTCGGTGCTGCTCCCGCAGCCCTATCAGCCCGTCGTGCGGGCTCCGCAGATCGACTCCCGCTCGGCTGCGAGCGAGGCGCTGATCGAGTACCTCCGCTGCGCCGAGTTCGTCCGCTGGGGCGGTCCAGGAGCGGGCGAGGACGTCGCCTTCCGCCTCCTCCGCGTCTATCGCCAGTGGCCCGAGCCGTCGCAGGCTCTTGACTACCCTTCGGCCTCCGTCCTCGACGCGCAGGACGTACCGCAGGAGGCCTTCTCGCTCGTCCCTGCGCCCCTCGACGAGACCTTCGGCGAGTTCGGCGAGGGGACGGTCCTCTGGAAGACGGCCGAGGTCGCGACGAGCTTCCAGGTCGACTTCTGGTGCGAGGACGACCCGACGCGGGAGGCCGTCGCGGCGTCGCTCCCTCGGCTCTTCGCTCCGGGCGAGGACTCCTGGGGCGTGGTCGTCCAGGGCCCTCCGACCTACTTCGGGCGGCGCGTGCGTCTCAGCCTGCTCTCGATGCAGCGCATGGACGCGGCGGGCTCGGTCTACGTCCGCGAGCGTCGGCTCATGGCTCGGATCCGAGCGGAGGTGGACGAGGTCCACCTTCGGCGTGCTACGCTCGCGGCGATCCGCGTCGTGCTCCCAGAGTGCGGCGTCGGCGAGACAGTTCAGATCGGCCGCACGCCTTCTCCGTGCGACCCCTGCGAGGAGTGACGAGACATGGCCGGTTTCATCCGACGGTTCGAGAGCCAGCCCACGATCGAGACGCTGGCGGAGATCGAGGCGGTCGACATCATCGACCTCCCGCCGCAGAGCCCGACGACGGGCACCGGCAGCGGCACGCTTCTGTGCGTTGGTGAGTTCGAGGACGGCTCCTTCGCGGCGGGCGGCGATGCTCCGGAGTACGTCGGGGCTGGCGTCTCCGGCGTCCAGGAGGTCTTCGGCTCGGAGGATCTCGTCAACCGCTTCGGCGGCTTCGGCTACACCTACGGGAGCGTCCCGAGCAGCAACCCCTCGGCGAGGCGTCACCTCTTCGAGCTGTGGAACGGAAACGGCTTCCTCAAGCTCAAGTTCTGCCGCCCTCGGCGTCTGATCGTGGCCCGCGTCGACACCTCGGTCGGTCAGGTCGCGTTCTCGCCTCTCGCTGTCGTGATCGGGAGCGCGGGTCCCTTCGCGCTCGTCCCGGGCGACGTCGTCACGGTCACGACCGACACGGGCGGTCCGGTCAACTCGTCGGCGATCGCTGCGACGGTCGCGACCGTCCTCGGCGGCGCCTTCGTCACCTCGGGCTACGTCGGCGGAGAGGCGATCGACTTCACGATCGACGGCGGGCCGACCGTTCGCGTCACCTTCGCGGCGGGCGATCAGACTCCGGCTCAGGTCGCGGCGAAGATCAACCTCGTCCTCGGCTACGCGGCGGCGAGCGTCATCGCAGGCGCGGTGCAGCTCGTCGGGATCGTCGCAGGGACGAGCGGGAGCGTCGTCCTCGCGGACGGTACTCCGGGCGCCCTGGCGGCGATCGGTCACGCGGCAGGCTCGACGGCGGGCACGGGCAACGTCGGGAACGTCCTCGCGGTGACCGCTGCGGAGGTCGCGACGATCGTCAACGGAACGGCCGGCCTCGCGGCGATCAACGCCCAGGCTCGCGTCGACTCGCAGGGCCGGATCCGTCTCTTCCGCGCAGGCGGTCCCGGCACGATCCTCGTCGCCTCGACCTCGATGGCGATCACGCTGAACCTCTCGCCTCTCGCAACGACGGTGACGGCGGGCGAGCACGGCGGAGGGACGATCGCTGCCGGTACGCGGGTCCGCACCGCGGGCGGCGCGGAGTGGGTCTCGATGCAGACGCTGACCATCGCGGCGGGCTCGGCGACCTCGCCGAACGTCGGCCCGCACGTGGTCAAGGTCCGCCCTGCGACCGACGACGGTACGGCTCTCGGAGCGGGCGCCGGTACGGTCGTCGTCCTCGTCGACCTCCCGAGCTTCTCGGAGTTCGAGGTCTCGAACCCGAACGCGCTCTCCGCGGCGCTGACCGAGCCGCAGATGGACGTCGCCTACGAACAGGCCTTCGACCGGACGATCGACCTCGCGAACGTCGTGCGCGAGGTCAACTTCTCGATCGCGGCTCGTCGCTCGGACGCGGTGGTTCGCAAGGGTCGCGAGAACGCGGTCGACGCCTCGGCGGGCGGCATGTACGGGCGGAAGTTCATCACGGGCGCTCCGCTCGGCTTCACGCGGGCGCAGGCGATCGCGGACGTCGCGCAGTACCGGCGCGATCGGCTCTTCTACACCTACCCGGGGTGGAAGGTGCGCGTGCCCGAGATCGCGTTCCGCGGCACCGCTGGCGGGCTCGGCTTCACCGAGGACGGCGTGATCACCGTCCGCGGCGATGCGCCTCTCGCGACGATCGACTGCCAGCTCCCGCCCGAGGAGAACCCCGGGCAGGCCACGGGCCTGATCGAGAATTTCTTTGCGGTCGAGCCGGTCGTCGAGGCGGGCTCGACGGTCGCGCTCGGGATCGACTCCTACATCGCGTTCAAGGCGAACGGGATCTGCGCTCCTCGTCGCGACCCGACGAGCGGGAGCATCTACCAGAGCGGCATCACCTCGGACCTGACGGCGGGCAAGACGACGCAGGCTCGGCGGAAGATGGCCGACTTCATCCAGGACAGCCTCGCGAAGGCCCTGGTGCCGTTCTCGAAGAAGCTCGCGACGCCTGCGCGTCGCGACTCGATCCGCTCGGTCATCGAGCAGTTCCTTGCGGAGCTTCAATCGATCAACGCGCCGGAGACGGCTCGGATCGACTCGTTCCTC